CCTGTCGGTCACCTCGTCAGCGGCGCGACAGGGGAAGACTGGGATGCCTGCTGCGATAAATGATATGGCAAGCTCTTTGGGGGATTTGGTCATGCTGCCTCCGAATCACGAAAATAACTGTTGACTGCTAGGTCAAAATGCCCTAGTTTGATTTTACCAACACCACAGGAGACACGGACATGAACGCCACCACCGCCGCCCTTATCGCCAAGATTCAGTCGATGCCGAAGGCTTTCGAAGTCGTCACGCTGTTCGCCGACGGGACTTCGCGCACTTATCAAACCGCAACGCGTGGTCAGGCCGACAACTACGCCGTCGGCGAAAAGCGCAAGATTGGTCGCCCGTTGCTTAATCGCGAAACGGGCGCTACCGTCGAGGTTGTCGACGTTTACGTAGCTTCTCTGTGACCGCCGCCAACATGACCACCGCCAACATGACCCCGCACGAACTAGAAGACCGCGCCTCCGCACTGTTCGGGCGCAACTGGCAAACTGCTTTCGCGCGCCACAGCGGTGTGGACGCGCGAACCGTTCGTCGGTGGAAGGCTGGCACGATTGCCGTGCCGCCATGGGTGCCCGTGCTGCTTCACGCATGGGAGCGATTGGCAGAGATTGGGGTGGAGGTGTGATTGTCGTTGTCAGCCACCTGCGGCATGAACTGCGTGATGCGCCGACCAAGCCACGTGAACTTCGGAACAGCCCAGCTGTTGCCAAGGGCCTTGTAACGTGGGCCGTCAGGGCAATCTTCAGCGGGCTTGCCGCGCCACGGGATGGCTGTGTAATCGGGAGACCACCAACGGCCAGCGTCGTCTTGCCATGCGCCGGGATAGTCTGGCGAGCATTGCCATTGGAAGCCCTGTAGGCGTTCGCATTCGCGCGGCGTCAGGCGTCGGACGGCACTCGTAATAGTTTGCCCGACGAGACCGCCACCATCCATTTCGCCGTCGCCATATCCCTTGCCGTAGTCTCGTTTCAATGTCGGCCCTACGTCGGCAAAAGCCAATACATGCGGCTTGTCGCCACCTCCCTGACTCGCCCGCAACGCCGTCGCAACATCGCCGCCGAGCTCTGCTGTCGCGCCACCGTCTCGTCCACGGATGGCGACTGTTTTGGCAGTAATCGCCACCGCCGCACGCTGAGAAACGGTTAGCCCATCATTGACATCGGTGTCATGGCCAAAGCCTGGCAGCTGGTCTGCCTGTGTCTCGGCGTTGAAGGCTACCGCCATGAAACCAGATTGCATGAACTTTCCGGCTTTTTGATTGAACACGTGCTGGTTCTCAAGCCCCATCTTGTCGCCATAGTGGGCGTCAAGCGTTGGGCAAACTTCTGCAGGCCAATCCACCCGCAACCCGCCATCTAGGTCGAAGTCTGTTCCGAGTCCGCCGCCGCCTTTAGTGCGTGCGCTAATTGTGGGGGCAACGTCTTTCCCCGCTTCTCCGCGCGACGGAGGATGCCGGAACACGCCTTCTGGCTCAAAAAGAACCGCTGCGGGATCGGACCCGTTTCCAAAATCTGCGACAACGAGCACACGGCGGCGTCGTTGGGCCACTCCGAAAAATTGGGCGTCTTTGACAGCCCACGCCGCGCGTCCTTTTGGTCCAGACACCATACCGTGACTTGGCCATGAGATGGCGTGCCACGGCTCTCTGACTTCGTATTCTCCTGTCTCCTCTCCGTCGTCATCAAGTACGGCGTAGCGGCCACCTTTGCGCCACTTCCAGTACTTGTTGGATTTTCCGTCTGCTGGCTTTTCACTTGGTATGACGGCATCATCCGCTCCCACCAGTCCGGCGAGGAAGCATCCGAACGCGTTTCCTTTGTCGCTGAGGACGCCGACGACGTTTTCCCAGACGACATTCCGAAGTCCATTTCCGTCTGTCTTACCGTAACCGGCGAGTTCATGCGCAAGCTCCACGAATTTGAGGGTAAGATTGCCGCGTGCGTCGTCGAGGCCCTGCCGCAGACCGGCAACGCTAAACGCCTGGCATGGTGTTCCGCCGGCAAGGATGTCGACCTGCCCGAGCTTGGTTGTGTCGATCTTGGTGAAGTCACCTAGGTTCGACACGTCCGGATAGTGACGCGCCAGCACGGCCGAAGGAAACTTCTCGATTTCGCTGAAGGCGACAGCGCGCCATCCGAGCGGATGCCAAGCGACGGAGGCGGCTTCTATGCCCGAGCACACGGAAAGGAAGCGCAGCGGCTGGCCGGCGTTTGGTGTGTTGTCGTTTGCGTGCCGCGGATTTGGTGCAGCAATGCCGCACACGGCCTGGACCTCGGCGCGCGCTTCTAGCGTATAGGCAATGTCCGCCTGAACACCGACGCCATCAGGTCCGCTGTTCGGGTTTTCGTGCAGCGCTCCGGCTTGTATTGCGTATGCTGTCACTGTGACTCCTCCTCACCACGAACCACGATTGCCGTCTTGGTGCGGTAAACATAAAACGACGGCCGGCCCTTCATCGTATAGGCCGCACCACTGTAGATCCCGCGCCGATCTGGATAGTCGCGCTCGTAAAGCGCTGCGCACGTTACCGCGTCTCGCCAGGCATCAGGCGGCACGTCTCTGATCTTGAGGTCCATCAAAACGGCGCCTCGCGCAATGCTTCCCGAACCCCACGCGCGCAACCGTCCCAAGCGGCGCGAACCAGAAGCTTTGCGTCAAGCTCATCCATCAGCGCCAAGTCTGTAATACCGCGCTCGTCGAGCCACTTGCCAACGGCCTCAACGCCGCTCTCTAGCGCCTTGACTTCGTAGAATGAAACCCTGTCCAACTTCGTCAAATCTCCTGCAGCGACGATACAAGGCTTGCACATGAAGCCTGGATCCTTGTTTCTTGACTTATCCGCCGGGTCTGAACGACCGATACCGAACGCAAGAGCGCCGCAGCATTTGCATGCCGTAGGCGACCCGTTCTCGTCCTGCGTTGGGGTGAATGGAATTACTGGCTTTCCGGGTAATGGCGCCATGGTCTATTCCTTTACGCAGTGTTCGAAGTTAAGATAACAGTTGCCGATTCCCCACGCCTCAATAGCAGCGGCATCGTATGCACGCGCGGCGGCATCAGGCGTCCCATGGAAGCTAATGTTGCGCCTCACTCCATTGGTGGTGATGCGCGCGACCCATCGACCCCTATTTCTCGAAACTCCCTTAAACCCTGATCCGCTGTCAGGTCTCGGCTTAACCAAGTGCAGTGCTGTCATCACATTGGAAACGTGTTCGCGTGGCTTTTGGATTCCTCTGCTGACAATGGATAGCCTCAGCTTATGCTCTGCGCTTAACTTCCGGCCCTTCAATGAGGCCGATATACGCTCGCGTGATTCCTTTGACAGAACAGCTCCAAGCCGACTTCGTTGACCGTTCTTGGACGCTGATATCCTGGCCCTTGTCTCCTGGCTGCGGATTGCCCCAACAGCGTACTTGTTGCCCTTGTTGGCATCGGAGATCTTCTTTTTTGCTTCTTCGCACAATCCAACGGCCCCCTCACCTCCATCCGTCAGGTTAACCAGATATCCGGTTGATAGGTCTCGTCGGCCGTAGCGTTCGATCAACTCAACTTCATGTGCGTGAGCCTGCGATTCATTGATAAAGAAGTCTGCTATCTTCACGGTGCAGCCTCCCTTTTTGAACTCAGCTAGAAAATGGCGCGACCTCCTTATGGTGTCCCACGCTCGTCTCCCCGTCCCCTTTCCAACGTAGAATGGCGTGCCGTTAACGTCGCGCCAGATGTAGGTGTAAAACAGCGCGCCTCCTACGGTCGCGCTACTCCAATTATCCACTGGTAGTGGCGCCATTATGCGGCCTCGCTAAAGAGAGAAAGTTGCGGCACGTTGTCGTTTGCTGGCTTTGTTGGCTTGGCGGCAGGCCGCAGTGCTGCCGCAATGCGTGCCTGTGCGATCAGCATGTATTCGTCTTCACGTTCACAACCGATGAAACTGAAGCCCTCCAGCAGCGCGGCCTTGCCCGTAGATCCGGAGCCCATGAATGGGTCAAGGATCGTTCCTCCATGAGGAGTGACGAGACGGCATAGCCACTGCATAAGTGCGGTTGGCTTTACTGTGGGGTGGGTGTTGGCGCGATTGTCGCCAGCAGCGGTTAGCCCCTCATCGCGGTCATTGCGGCTGGCCTTGGCGCAATAGAAGAAGCGGGCGGCTGACTTGTCGAGCTCGATGCGAGGTGTGTATTCCTTGCCGTGGTCGCTCGGCTCGCCGTATACATTGGCTTTGGTGCGCTGTCCGTCAGCAACCGTACGCTGCTGCCCAGGAGCATCAGGAAAGCACGCCAGCACCTCGTCGCTGCCGTCGTGGACGATGTTGGCGGGCCAGCGGCCGGCCAGGTATTCGCCCGATCCCGTGGACCCCGTTGACAGCCCTGCCATTGCACTCGCATCTGTGATCGTCGACGTGCGAACGTGCTTTTCAACCGCGCCTGAGTTTACCCGGCACCCATCCACATTCAGCGCACCAACGCCCCACTCGGCAAGATTGGCCGCAACCGTCCCGCACAACGGCTTGCGCGCCAAGGCGATAGGCTCCCACGCCGGCTTCAGCGCGGTGCCCCACCCTTCCCAGTCGCCATGCTGATTGTGTGACTTCGGAAACCCAGACCCATAAACCCAACCCAATTGGTCGCGGATCTCAAAGCCCGCATCCTCGATAGCAACAGCCATGCGGTGATAGGTGCGCGTGCCGCTGAACGCGACGACGTGGCCGCCAGGCTTGAGCACCCGAAGCACCTCGGCCCAGAACTCATCGCTGAACGCAACTTCGCCAGTGTCCCAATTTGCCCCCATAAATCCGGCAGATGCGCGCATGTATGCGTCATTGCCCTTGGCTGGCGCGCTGCCCGGCTTGCAGAACCTCTTTTGGATCGAAACAAGAGCGTAAGGCGGGTCCGTCACGACGCTGTCGATTGAGTTGTCTGGTAGCCCACGAAGAACGTCGCGGCAGTCAGCATGGAACAGTGAGGCATTGCCTACAATCGCTGTCGGCTCGAGCAAGTCGGTCATGAAGTCTCCCCATTGTGGCGTGGTGGTCGCGCTGGTGAGGCGCTAGAGTGTGGTGGTTACGGCGTGGTGCGGAGTAGTGACGGAAGGCGAGCCAGGAAACATGCCGTCAAGCCGCGATATGACGGAAAGCGACTTGATGTGACCGGACCGCCACGATGCGATAAGCGAGGCAACTTCTGACAGCATTGCTTCTGCCTGCTCGGCGCACTGTTGCGGTGCAGCAGTCTGGAGGTAGTGCGGCGACATCGGCATTGGGCACGAACCGCGGCACTGCCGCCAATCGTCGCCGCTCTCGTTTCCGCACTTCGGGCACTTCTTGCTTGCCGCCACACCCGCAATAATGCGGACGGCATGAACTGCGGCGCTGCCGTGGGCTATGGCGTAGGTGGGCGACTGCGCACGGCGCGTTTCGGCGCGCTTCATTGCAATGCGGCTGCGTCCATATGCCTTGGCCTCTGTCAACTCGCTTTGGCTTGTCGGCTCTCCGTAGGCCATCACCGCGCCACCTTCTGCTCTTCCACCCGAAAACCAGGCACGCTACGCACCCCAGCGCGAACCACCTCATCAGCATTCCGCTGCGCCACAGCCAGGAACTCCTCAGCGGCCCGCCCGTAGGCCCAATCCAGCGCCTTTTCGGGATCATCCATCACAGCCACCCACCGCGTCACAAGCCCCGTGCCTGTCGTCGCGGCCTTCTCAGTCCGGCGAGCCGTCTTCTCGAGCCGCTTGGCGTCGGCGAGCAACTCTTCTGCTTCCTCGCGTGCGGCCAGGTTGCCGCTGCTGGCCTGCATGGCTGCGTTAGCTGCCTGTCGGGCGGCTTCCGCCGCTTCCGCTACACGGCGCGCTTCTGCGGCTGCGGCTTGCTGCTTGGCGATGCGCCACTTGCCGAGAAGGTCGTCGAGCGCCTTCTTGCCCATGTCGACCTTGCCCTTGTCCTTCTGGACAAAAGGATTGAAGCGTGACTGGATAACGGCGATAGCGTCGTCGTGCGGCTTCTTGGCCTCAACGCGCAACGCCTCCGCCACCTTGCCGGCCTCGTGCAGCTGGCCGCGCAAGTCGGTGATGGCGTCGTGCATTTCTTCGCTGGTGATGGGCTCGCCGTCTGCCCAGTTCTTGGCCTCATCGAACAGGTCGGCGATTGCTTGGAGTGCGGCGTCGGTGGGGTCTTGGTTGTGGGTTTTGTCGATTTCTACGAACGCGAAAACCTCAGAGCCGGCAATGTCCATGGGGTTGAAGTCGGTCATGCTGCACCCTCCGGCTGAATCATGCGAGGATAAGCGAACGGGTGTGCGCAGCCGTCGTCGGGAATGATGATGACGAAGTAGTCGTCACCACTTGATGAGATACCGGGCATGCAGCCATTTTCAGCGATGACGTGTTCGCGTTTAATGCTGAATACGTCAGCGGTCGGGAAGCGTCCGCGCCCATCATATTTCCACTTGCCGCTCGGCTTAAAGTATAGGAACGTGCAATCGTTATTGTCTCTCATGTCATCTCCTCTTCGTGGCGTCGGTTAGTCGACCTGCAAAACGGCAAGCGCGCGTTCGTACCGCGGCCGCAAATGCTCGGCGCCTGGGCGCAGGTTGTCTTTGATATCTGCGATCTTGACGCGACGCGCGATCGGGTTGGCCTTGGCGCGCAGGATGAAGTCTTCGTAGGATTCGCCGTCAGTGCGCGTCAGCGCCATGACTGCTTCGTGAATGCTGCCACCAAACAGCGCCAGGATGTCTCCACCTCCGACAGTCGCCGAGTCCTCGACGACGTCGTGCAGAACGCCAACGATGCGAGAAACTTCGTCGTTCTGCGCCAGCATGACCCGCAACGGATGCAGGATATACGGCTCGCCGTTCTTGTCGTATTGGCTGAAGTGGGCTTCGGCCGCCACCTCTATCGCCCGGTTCAAGTCACTCATACCTTCCTCCTACCAAACCAGTTCATATTCCCGTTCCACCGGCTGCCGCCAGCGGTTGCCCCGCCCGTCATCCCATATGGCGTCGATGTTGCCGGGGCTAAGTTCGTCGTAGCGGACGATGCGTCGGGCGGTGGGGTTCATGGGGAGACCACACGCCATGATGACGGATCTTCTGCGCGTGACTGCACTTCACCCAGCCGCTTCGTCGCCTCATCGCGCGTCTCATAGCGAGACCAAACAGACCAATAGAGGCCTGTCTTTATCTGGAGAGAATAATGGTGTCCGTTCATACATGCACCAAAGAAGCCGGAGCCCAACCGTGTGCTAGGCAATCAAACTTGTCACGCATCCAGAATCCCCATTCCTCTGCGCGCTTCGCAGTGGAGAACGCACACACGGATGGCTCTTCGCCATCTGCTTGCGCGTATGCGATGAAGCGCTTGCCTTTGCTGGTACGCTTTCGGAAAACCTGGCCGTGGATTTCTGCCTCTATGGTCTCGAACGCCATCACATCCATCTCCTCTATCAATTCACACCGCTTATAAGCCACGTCTACAAATTTGTCAAGGTCAACGCCCCAGCCTGCGGCGGGTGCGTTGTCGTTCGCTGCCGGCGCGTGGTTGTCGTTGGCGGCAACCGTATCCGCGGCTGCGCCAACTACGTGGCCCGTTACATCCCAGTACTTCCCGTTCGGCTTCACCAATATCTCCACCGTGTCGGCCAGTTCGCTCTGCCGTTCAAGCCACTCAAGCGCAGTTGCAGGGAACGGCCGCTTGCCGCCATGCGCCAGCCACCATTTGTCCGCCTTAGTCTTGGCGAAGCCCTTGTGCGCAGGGCAAGTCCACTCGTTGATGGAGTTGTAGCCGATCATATACGTTACCTTGACGCTGTCCGGCTTGCCTTCTTTGCCAGGATGGTGGCGAAAAGTGCGGCTGGTCACGACGCGAGACTCTGGTTCGGCCGTCGACATGATCGGCGTGTCAGCGGCGCGGGCCGTGATCTTCGGGCTGTCGTCGATGTCGAATTCAAAGCCGCAGCAAGAGCAGACGCGCGCCGAGGCGTGCAACTTCTCGCCGCAGCCAGGCTTGCCGTGCTTGTCGAATCCATCTTGCGGGCAAAGCTTGATCGGCGCCTCGCCATCACCCTTGCCTGGAGTTTTTGGCTGCACCATGTCAACCGGCCCGTGCTTATCGACGAGGCCGGCGAAGTCAAGCACCAGGCACGACGGCTTAGGCCCTGACTTTATTGCGGCTAGCCTCTGCGGCGCCGTGTCCAATGGCATACCCGGAGCGTAGAGTGGGCGCGTGCCCCTGCCCATCATCTGCACATAGAGGGAAACGGACAGCGTTGGCCGTAAGGCTGCTATCAGGTCGACACCCTTGTGGTTGAACCCCGTCGTCAGAACAGAATTGTTAGTCAGCGCGCGGATCCGGTACGCTTTGAAGTCCTCGATGATGCGTCTCCGTTCTTCCTTCGGCGTCTCGCCTGTGATGGTTTCGCACGTGATGCCGCGCGACCGGATTTCATCGCGAACGTGCAGCGCGTGCTCGACGCCTGAGCAGAAGCATAGCCACGACCGACGGTCTGCACCCTTGGCTACGATCTCGTCGACGGCGCCACGCGTCACGTCCAGCTTGTCGACTGCAGCCTGCATGGCTGACTGCTTGTAGTCTCCACCGATGCGGCCAACGCCGTTCATGTCGAGAACGGTAGCTGTTTCCTTAGACGACAGCGGAGCGAGGTAGCCGTCGCGCACGGCCTCGCCAATGCCGTAGGTGTAGACGACTTGATCGAACAGGCGATCGTCGCCTTCGTCGAGCCGACCGCTGTCCAGCCGATAAGGCGTGGCTGTCAGCCCAACGATCTTCATGTCCGGATTGATCGCGCGCAAGGCCGCGATAAAGCGGCCGTACATCGTGTTTCCCTTGGCGGGGATCAGGTGGCACTCGTCGACCATAAGCACGTCGACGTTGCCGATCTCCGCGGCCTTGTTGTGCACCGTCTGGATGCCGGCGAAAACGATCTGGCTACGCGCGTCACGTCGGCCGAGGCCGGCCGAGTAGATGCCCGCAGGAGCGAACGGCCAAATGCCGACGAGCTCGAGGAAGTTCTGCTCGATGAGCTCTGCCACGTGGGTGGCGACAAGAATGCGCATGTCCGGCCAGCCGTCGACGAGCCGCTTGATGAGCGTGGCCATGACGAGCGACTTGCCGCAGCCAGTCGCGAGGTCGACGAGCGGATTGCCGGGCTCACTTGCCCAGTAATCGAAGACGGCCTGCTCCGCCTCCTCCTGGTATTGTCGTAGGGTTAGAGTCACGCAGCCATCCTTTCCCGCAAGCGCCCGCGTTCGCGCTCGGCAAGCTGCCGCACGCGTTCCCTAGAGACGCCGAAATCTGTCGCCACGTCCTGCAGTTCGTCACCCATGGCGATGCGCATCAACGCCTCGCTGTCGCGCGTGCCGGATAGGTTGCGCAACACGGCGGACAGTTCGGCGTAGTCGAGTTGGTTTGCTGGAGATCCAGTGACGTCGTGCCAGTTCTTGCCGACGCCGGTCTCGAAGTCAGGACTGTCGCCAGAGTCGCCAAACATAGACCTATCCAGCGACCACTCCGCACCGGACCGCTTCTTGGCCTTGGCGCGCGCGCGACGATTGGCGCAGGTGTTGCGCACCACCTGGTAGACCCACGTGCCGAACTTGTAGTTCTCATGGTCATACATGGCCCAGCGGTTCAGTGCGTCGGCGTAGGCATCCTGCATCACCTCTTCTATGTCATCGCTGCCAGCGAGCTTGCGTGCGCATTTGCGGGCGAAAGGCATGTAGGCAATTAGCTTATCATCGTACCATTTCGGGCGGGTGGTGGTGTTCATGTCGTCTCCTCATTGTGGTGTTCAGGCGGTGGTGGCTTCGTTGGTAGCGGCCCCATCCCGCCAAATGCTTCCGTCGTGCATCCGATATTCGACCCACTCTTCCTCTTCGCTGCAGTCGATCTGCTCTCCTGGCACTAGCGCCGGAATCGTCAGATGCGCCGGACACGCAGCCTTCTGCTCGTCGACACCCAAAGGCTTGCTCCATCGCTGACAAGACCAATGCCCGTCGCCGCCCATTTCCGGCGTGCTGTAAAGGCAGGAGCGACACGTCACGCGCGACCATGCGTCCGTGTGGCAAACGGCGTGGTGCTTGCAGAGCCGGCAGCCGAAGAACTCCGGATTGTCGGAAATCCGCGACGGCGGCTCTGCTGAGTTGATGATGCGCTCGAGCCGAGCCAGCAGACGCAGGCAGAACTCGACGTCGTATTCCAGGCGCTCGAAATACCGCTCGTCGGTGTTCTTGTTGACGACGTAGTAGATGCACCGCGTCAGGCCGAACGCGTGCATGCCGAGCTGGCACTGCGCAAAATGCAGCGGCTTGGTCTTCCGGCACTTGTGCTTCACGATGTCCTTGAAGCCGGCATCGTTGCTGCTTTTAAATTCCGCCAGGTGTTCGGTCTTTGGCGCCTCAAGGACGCCCACACACGCGCCGTCTCGCTTGCCGCGCACATGGCCCGACAAAAGCCTGATGCGGTCCTGCTGGCCCCACACGTCGACGCCAACGGCACGCAAGTCGTCGACAAGCACTTCTTCCCAACGATCGCCGGTACGGAAGATCGAAACCTTCCGCCCGTCGATCATTTCCGGCTGTGAAGCCCATCGGAACGAATACCACAGGCTTCTGTCGCACTCCGCCCCAGCCTCGCCAACGCTGATGCCGAGGCCGTCGTGATGATCGCGGGAATCCTCGTAGGCAGCGTAAATCGCCCGCAGAGTTGGCGAGATTGGGGTTGGGAGTTTTGCCAATGTTATGCTCCGTGCTTGAGGGCAATAGCCAAAGCATGCGCCGCAGCACAGTCGGCCTTGTCCTTCCAGCGCGGCATGAACTCGCGTTCAAGCAGCGTCGTGCCGTCGTCTATGCGGCCAAGACGAATGAGGGTTACGGCGCGCGATACGATTTCGGCAGGCGTGTCGAAAGTGCCTGGAGGCGCAGGGTTGCGCCGCCTTTTTGCTTCTTCAAAGATCTGATCGTCCGACAGCGACTCGAGTACGTCGTCGACGTCAACCTCGGCTGAAACCGTTACCGTTTCAATTCTGCGATAGCGCGCCATCAGTTCACCCGCATCGGCATCAGGACGCCAAGCCACCCGTCCGCGCCACCAGTCACCAACCCAGGAGAACCGCCATCTGACAGAGCCAACTGAACCGGCCCGCTCGGCAAGACGGCAAGCATGTCGCGCACGTATGCGCTGTTGAAGCCGATCTCGATGGGCTCGCCGGAATAGTCAGCAGCAACCTCGTCTTCAGCGGATCCGATTTCGGAGCGCGCCGAAAGCGATACTGCACCAGGCGCGATCGACAGTTTCACCGAGCGGCCCTTCTCGCTTGAGATCGTCACGACACGGTCAGCGGCGCGCATGAACTCGTCTCTGTCGATCGTCACAATCTTGTCGTTGCCGGTAGGAATGACGCGCTCGTAGTCTGGGAATGTGCCGTCGATCAACTTGGAAACAAGTACCAAGTCGTCAGCAGCAATGCGGATCTTCTGCGGAGACACGGATACATTGACGGATCCCTTAGGAAGCAGGCCAACGACCTTGCGTGGCACGATCACGCCTTCAAACGCTGGAAGCGTGCCGGCAAGGTGTTTTGCGAGCCGGTGACCGTCTGTGGCCACAGCAACGGCATCCTCTCCGCCGCGGAAGAACACGCCGTTCAAGTAATAGCGCGTCTCTTCTGTCGAAATAGCGAACGAGACTGGCGCGAACAGCGCGGCTAGGTCGACGTCGAACGTGGCGTCGTACTTGCCGTCACCGAACGTCGGGAAGTCTGCAGCCGGAAGTGTTGCCAGGCTGAACCGGCTGCGGCCTGATTTGACGATAAGCTTGTCGTCGGCGAGCTGGAGCGAGATGTCGCCGCTGGCCTTCTTTGCGATGTCTCCGATCAGTTTGGCGTCGACGCAGATTGCGCCGGGCTCGGTCAGTTCGCACTGCGCGCGAGCGGTGGCAACGATGTCAAGGTCGGTGGCGGTAACGGTCAGTCCGTCGTGGTCGGCGGACAGCAGCAGGTTGCCAAGAATAGGCATTGTGTTTCTTGATTCAACGACACGTCCGGCCGCCGTGATGGCGCGCGAAAGGTCGTCCTTGTGGATCACAAGGTGCATGGTTGGTCTCCTCTTGTGGTGTGGTGTTGCCGCACGGTTGGTGGCCGTGCGGCGTGTTGGTTAGGCTGCCTTTCGTGCCT